CTGGGCCATCAGGGCGGCGTTGTGGGTCTGGACCGCTGCTGCTGCCGTCTTCTGCCCAGCAGCTTCTGCCTGAGACGCCCCGGCAAGCCGCTGAGCGGCTGCTGATGCCTGTCCCGCCGCGCCGGTCAATTGGTGGAGGGAGACAGTGCCTTTCTCAACCTGAGAGGAATCCACGGCCAAGCCAAGACGCGCGACATCGACCATGGCTTCACCTCATCAGAATATGGCGTCGAACAGTTCGGCCGTCATCGGCCGTTCGGAATGCACGTGCGGGGATTGGCTGGCTTGTTGCTCTCGCTTCGCCGCCTCTCGACAAGCATCGAGATAGGCAACGTCCATGGCCCGGAGGATGCGCCACTCTTGCGAGCGGACGCGCGTGGCGGTCATTTGTGCCCAATGGGCCATATCGGCCCATCCGAGGGGCAAATAGCCGCTCATGCCCTCCTGACGGCCTTGGTGAAGCTCTGCAAACCAGTGCCAGAGGTGTTCTGCCGCTGGGGATAGCGACAGATCGAATGTTGGGGTGTTCACCGCGGATCGAGCGGCCTGCGCAAGTTCCTCGGCTAGGCCCGCGTAAAATTTGCGATGTCGCGTGCAGCCCCCACCACCTGGGCGTAGAGCCAGCCTTCCTTTTTCAGGATGGCTTTGATGGTCTTCGGATCGGAGTCGGGCTTCTTTTTGTCATAGGTGTTGGAGCCCCAATCCCATGAGGCGACATAGGACACCGCCATATCGAGCTCGTTTTCCTCCACCATGTCCGCGCCGATCATCTTGCGGCGCTGCTGCCGGGACAGCAGCTCGTCGGTCTGCTCGCGGACGATGGCCATAGCGGCATCGGAACCGGCCGACCGCACCATGATGGTGATGCCGACCGGCTTGCCGGTCTTGGGGTGCTCGACGTCGAGCTTGAACAGTTCTTCGTTCTGAACGAGACCAGAGATTTCCATGAGCGATTATCCCAGCGGCGCTACGCGCACGGTGTTTGTGTTTGGCTTGACGGTGCATTGAAGCTGTCGGACGTTGTTCGGACCACCGAACCCCTCGGTCGCGGCCATCACGAGGCCGACAAAATAGCGCTCAGATGGCGCCGGAACGGTGGTGGCGGTATGGGTGCCGGAGCCTACCGACGAGGTGTTGATGACCGTGCCGCCCTTGGTGGCCGCGACCGTAAAGGTGTCTTCATCCAGCACGGTTTTGACGTAATAGGTCGTTCCGGCGGTCAGGCCGGTCGGCAGGGCACCGGAAGTTGCGAACACCACAGCGGTGTCGACTGCCAGAGCATGGCCGGTCCATGTGATGACGCCTGGCGATGCGTTGCTGATTGTCACCGTGGCGCTGCGCGCTGCCGGCGCATCGTTGAGGATCACCTTGATCGGATAGTTGTGGTTGGTGGCTTCTGCCGCGATCATGGCGATCTGACCAGCATCAGTCGGCACAGCGCCAAAATTGTCCTGACGCGATGGAGCGTTTCGCGTCCCTTTCTGGGTCAGATCGCGAGCACGATCGATAAGGGGCGTGGTGATCTCCGCCGCCGCGTCCCCGAGCGCGCCAGCCTCCATCCAGTTCTTGACCTGGGTCCACGAGATGCCATCGAAATCGGAGGCCACGACATCATCGTCGGGCAGTTCCATCGCTGGGCCAATGAAGTATTGGCATCCAGACACTGAATACAAGGTCGCCATCTAATTTCCCCTTTCAGGAACAGGCCAAAAGAAAAGGCCCCACTAAGGGGCCTTGTTTATCGTTCGGCGGCAGCTACTCTAGCCACCCCCATCGCTCTCGACGCCATATGCGCCCGACTTGAATGCGCCCGATGCCGAACATCTCGGCAACCTCGCGCTGCAACATTTTGCCTTCCAAGGTCCTGATCTGCCTCACTTCGGCTTCGGTGATCTTCACCAGAGGATGCCGCTCGCCGCGATGATGTGTGTCGTGCTGTACGCGATACATCTGGTTCTCAGATGGCGTCTCCCACTGGATATGCCTCGGCGTCACGCAGCGCAGATGGCCATGACCGCAAGTATGCGCCGCCTCGTGTTCCTGAGTGGGTGGAGCGCCATGTCTCGCTTCGCATATGATCCGCGATACAAGTTGTTGCTTCCCATCCCGCCACAGAAGCCCATACCCGACTCCATTGTCGCTATATGGCCATGTCAGGCATTCATCGCCCTCGTAGGCCAGAACCACATCGTTTAGAAAACGCTCAGGCGCGCCTTCCGGCGTTCGCCCGGCGAGTGGATCGCCATGCTTTTGCATGCGCCAGTAGTGCGCTCTGCACAATCCCTTCGCCTTTACCAGCTTCCCGCATTGATCGACAGAACACTCTGCGCCCTCATTTCGATGCGTCTGCATCGGGTCGCCGTGCTTTTTCCATCGCTGATAGTGCTTGGTGCAGTAGCCATGAGCTATGATCGGCTTGTCGCAGTCATGCACTGCGCATAGTTTGGCCGTAGCCATCTTCGAACCTCACCCGTTCGTTATGGTCAGAGCCGGGTCAGGATTGCCGTCCTTTCCCGGTTCGTTCTTATACCACGCACGACGCCGTTGAGGCTAGGCCCAGACGGACCAAGGAATAAGGACCGGCACCAGGACACCTGGCGGGGTTTCTTCGACCATGAGGTCGCCAACATCAGCTTCGGCAGTGATCCACACCGACGGGCCGAATGAATGGTGAAGCCGGAGATCGGCCGGGAAGTGCGCGGCCACCAGTCCCGCCGTGTCGGTCACACGCGACCCGGTATTGAGCCCGTCCCGTACATTGACCTGTAGAAAGCCGATGCGCTGATGCGGCCCGTCGCTGTCGATGGTGATGCGGTTTGTGGTGTTGGGCACGAACCGCACCTCGAGATAGCGATTGTTCGCCGGCTTGGTGAAGTTCAGGTTCGGCCAGGACACAGGATGGACCGGCGAAAGCGTTAGTGCCGCAAGGCGAGTGAACAGCGCCTCTTGGATAGCCCCTTCCGTGGTGGTGGCCATTGTGCGATACCTCTTGGCCCATGGCCGATAAACCGCTCAACGACAACGCCGTCCACGACCGCTTGCATGCGGCCATAGAGGCATTGGGCAATGAGCCTGGTGAAACTGTTCACGGGAACACCACGCTGGAGACAGCACGGCGGTCCCTTCTGTTGATGCAGCTCGGACACCTGTCGGCCTCAGAGAAGGCCGCTGGCAGACTTAAAGACCCAAGCGAGACCTGACCTCTGCCGCCTTGGCTGAAACAATGGTCTGCCAGCGCTGCGCCACCATAGCGACCCACGGGCGACCAGGGCGCCCGTTTGCCCCGGCGTGGACGTATAAACCGTACCGGGCCGAATAGCCGAGGTAGATGACGTCCCCAGCCTCTGCGCCAGCAATCACCAGTTCGATCTGGCCGAAGTCAGGGGCGGCAACCGGAACGCCCGGATTGTCCACCGATAGCCGAGGCATTTCCGTGGTCGATGCCATAAGACTGGCGCGAAGAAAGCCAGTGTCCACGGGCACGAGCGTGTTGAGCTCCGAAACCACCTCCTGGGCGGCCTCTTTGAACACCACGTCGAATGCCCCTTCCACCTTCCGTGCCCATTCCCCCACCTGTGCGGCAAAGGTGTCGGTCATGGCCGCACCAGACCCCGGCGCTCAATGAGCATGGCCGTGTAGTCGATGCGGATTTCATGGTAGCAGCCACAACCTACCGCGTGCCGGGCTGGGGTGCCGGGGGCATGCGGGTAATCAACTGGTGTGCCGTCCGCCATAAGGAAGGGCTGGCCGAGTGGCATTTCCTTGCCGTCCATGGCCAGATGCTGAAGCCGAGGGTGTTCCTTGCCCGAATGCCGCCACTTCTTCACGACGAAACGCGCATCCACCTTGCCGGATTCGATGGCCTGCCGAATGCCCTCTTGCTTCGCCGCGGCCAAAGCCCCGAAGGTCTCATTGAGCGCGAGCTTGTCGGCCCGGTATTTCAGTTGCCGGTCATTCATCCGGCCGATGGCGCGGTCTACGTCATCGCGGGATAGCGCCCTGCCCTCTGCAATGGCCTTCCGCACCGACGCATCGAACCTGGCATCACGATGCTTCAAGGCAAGATACTCGCGCATGCCCTCTGGATCGCCAGAGATAAGCGCAGAGCGGGCTTTAGCGCTTGTCCGCTCCTGTGGTCCAGACAATCCCAGATAACCGCCCACGCGCCTCCCAGAGGCCGTAGAGACCCGCCCCACCATGTTCAGGGCGGTGCGGGTCGGGTTGTCGCCGCGCTCAAGCCCCTCGGAGAGCGCACGGCGCAGCATATCGATCTGGTCATCGGTCACGCGGGTGACGAGCGTCGAACTCATGTCCCGCAAGATGGATTCCGCCACCAGATTGCGCACCCCGAACTGGAAAGCCACGCGGTTGCCTTGCGGGTCGCGGAGCTTCAGTTCCTGGGCCATGACGATACCGCCGCCATTAAAGGCTTCGGATATGGCCATTTCCAGCGGGCCGAAGGCAGCGCGCTCAATGCCGAGAAGATCGATGGCGCCGGCAACATCGCCCTTCTCAAGTCTCTCGACCAGTCGTTTCAGCACGACACGAGAGCGGATGCCCTCTATGGCCTGGATAAAGGCGGCGCGCACGACCGGATCGTACTTCTCGAGCAGCAGTTCGAATGTTGATCGGTTCGTTGCCATCTACTTCACCCACGCCCAAGTTTTGCCGGAAGCAACCGAATAAATGGACTGGACGTGCATCCCAAACCGCTCTGCCATCCTCGCATAAGTGATCCTGCCTTTGTTCGCGCGTATCCATCGCACGTCGCTCTCGGTCAGCTTCGATCCATGTACCGCCTCTCCCAGCGGCATGGTGCCGTGGCGATGCTTGTCCATATGGTTGCCAGAGCGCGTATCCCATCTAAGGTGGCGAGGATTGACGCACGACGGGTTCCCGCACTCATGGGCCACTTCATCACCGTCGGAGTTAGGGGCGCCGTGCGCCATCTCGCACATGATGGCGTGTGCGCCGCGAACGCGTCCTTCAAAGGATAGCCTGCCATACCCGCTGGCCTGCTTGGCGAAAGGCCAGTGCAGGC